GTTCTTATCTGAAAATAGTTCTGTTCTAAACTCTTTTTGATAAATGTTTCTGGCTTGAAATCCAAAAATCGTATTTGAATCTTTAAAGAATGGAATTATCAACCAAAAATAATACTTTGAAGACTTATCTAGATCTATGAAAAAGTATTTCCATGAATTTTTAGGAATTTTTCTCTTTTTCAAAAATTTTACGTGTTCACTAGATTCATTAACTGGAACAAATTTGAATTCTGATAAAGGTTTTGTTATAAATTCACCTTTATCTTCTTTTGATTGAATAATAAATTCTTGTTTAGGTTCAAAAACTAAAGTCTTTTTAGATGAATTGAAATAAGATCGTATTTTTTCTTGATAGATTTCAAAAACGTCTGGAAAGTATTCTTTAAGAAAATTTCTAAATGATGCACAGTATCCACAATTAAAACAATAATAAACTAAGTGATCTTTTCCAGTTAAAATCCATCCACGTTTTTTCTTTGGAGATATTTTTGAATCTCCACATACAGGACACCTAAAATTGTATCCTGCTCTCTTTTTTATTAAACCTTCTAATGGAAGGTAAAAAATTAGTTCTTCTTCTTCAAATTTAGGTAAAAACATTTTTAGATTTTATTTTCACAAAATTCTTTATTACAGTTCTTTAAAAACCAGAATTTGAAATCTTTATCTTTTAAACACTCTTCAAGATGATTACAAATTCTACAACACAAGTTAACTTGTTTTTTACAACAATTAGGCTTTTTCAAATAGCAAAAGAATAAATCTAATGGCTGATTATTCTTTATAATCATCTAACTCCCTTCTTATTTCTCTTTTTGCTATTCTTCTATCAGCTTTATTTCTGAGTCTTTTAACTTTTTTCCTTGCATTTGTTTTGGACGTAGTATACACCCACATGTCCCATTTATTTTTCTTATCTGCCATTTTTATCCTCCACAACTACAAAATAATTCTCTTAAAACTTTATTTTCAGAGACAATCTCTGAATAAATTTTCCACATTACAAGATTGTTATCTTTTGGATGATCTAACACTTCTATATTAAGTTCTGTGTTTGTCTCTTCCATATAACCATTAACAATAGTGAACCATGTATTTTCAAATTCACACTGAAGATTAAAGAAGTCGTTTACTGTTTTATTTCTTAATTCGTCTGATTTTAAAATTTTCTTTATGAATTTTTCATCTTGAGTTCCTTTCAAAAAGTAAATCTTCGAATAAATGTTAGCTAAATTCTTCTTGTCTGCATAATTCTCTTTCAAGAAATTAAAAACGTTAGAATAAGATACTTCTTTTCTTATTACCATAAAGGTTAGGACGTCAAATATTGATCTATCTTTTAAAACTATTTTAAATTCATCTTTCAATTGAAAAAGAAGTTGATGAAGAGTATGTTCAGATGCTAGAATTTCTTTTTCAAAAATAAAATTATCAAATCTATCTTCAAATTCTTCCATTACGTCATTTACGATTCTAGCAGTCTCTTCAAAAACTATTACGTCTTGTCTAATAAAATTTTTCAAAACTTGAATTATAGTAGACTTACCATTACATGCAAATCCTGAAAATACGTAACAATTCATTCATTTATCCTCCAAATTTTTTCTTTCTAAAGATATCAGATTGAATTTTATACTGTTTTCCTAAGATGTCAATAACTACACCTTCAAATTCGTCTCCAAATTTAGGATTTGCAATTGTTATTATTTTTGAAGCTAATTCTTTTTGAAGTTCTTGAATTAATTTTGTAAGAACCTCTTTTAATTCTCTGTCTTTCTTCTTTCTAGACGTTAATATTTCTTTTATCTGAGGATACGATTTTATTAACGTATCAACTTTCTTAACGATATAAGAAACGTCTATCTCATCAAAGTATATTTCAGGTGTAAAGAATTTAATCTCTCTATCTGAAATTGATTTTAGTTCTTTAAAAAGATCTTCTTCTTTTGGATGTTTTTCACCACTTAAAGTTAATGCTTTGAACATTATAAAAGTTAACTTTTCTCCTATTTTACTTTTATCGTATTCAATAGCAACAAATCGGATCTTATTATCTTTTATTTCTTGTGCTAATCCTATCCAAAAAACTTCTCCTCTAATTCCATATCCAGAAGGAACCCAATACTTCTTTAAAACTGTTTGAAGTTTTTTGTGGTTTTTTAGATAATCAAACAATTCTTTGTATGCATTTGCTATTTCTAACGGTCTATTCTTCTGTTTTGCAAATTCAACAAAAACACTACCAGAATAAACTTTATCACTTCTTGCTGTTTGTATAAAGAATTTTTGATTTTCGTCTAATCCAATAGTCAGTGCAGCTCCATCAACTTTTTCAGTTATTTTTACTTCTGGAAATTTTAATTTTGAACCAAGTTTATCTTTGATTTCTTTTATAAGTTCAAGAAATTCTAATGGTTTCATTTGAGTTAAGTGTTGAATTCCTCTTCCACGTTTAAACTGTTCTTCTAATAAATCTTTAAATCTTATCATGAGACTAACCTCTTCCAATCAAATTTCATGTCTAATTTTTCTATTTGATTTCTTAACGAAAACATTTCAACGTTTTCAACCATTCTTTTTAGTCCTTTTGAAATAAACCAAGAAGTTAGTTCAAACTGATTATAATTGAACACATTTTTTATTCTTTCATACGTATTTAAAATTTCTTTTTCAATAACTTCTGGAATCTTATCAAACGAAATTAAAACTTCATTAAAGCGATATCTTTCTCTCAATTCAGGATCTATCTGTATCAATTTATCAATGTCTTTAACCATTTTTTCTGCTGTTTTTTCACCACATCTCTTTTTTATAGGCAAAATTCCATCTATTCTATCACCCATTATAATGTGCTTCTTTAGAAAGAAATCAGGATTCGGAACGTTTTCAATAGTCTTTTCTATTCTTTTAATTGGATCGTAAATGATTAAATCTTTATTGTATCTGAATAATTGAACGAAATCTTTGTCTGAAGAAATAACGATCTGTCCTTCATTTTTGATATTTTTTACCAATACTGCAATTACGTCGTCAGCTTCAGCATTTTCAACTCTCATTACGAGAAAGTTAGAATACTTTTCTAAAACGTCTAAAAGTTCATCAATCATGTTAAAAATTTCATCCCATGAAATTGCAATATCTTCTTTCTTTCTAGTTCCTTTATATCTTTTGATGTCTTTTTCAGAATATTCTGGAAATCTATCTTTGTTTTCTTTAAAATATTGTTTCCTCCAAGATCCTTTATCACAACAAAGGATAAGTCTATTTTCTTTTGAAGCATTGTATTTTTTACTAAAATACAAAATGTTTTGTAGAACGACGTGATACAAAAAGTTCTGATTCTGAAGAATGTTGTCTAAATTCATAAAAAGGTTTCTATAGAAAAGATGTGAAAAATCAACTAAAATCATTTATTCCTCCGTTTCAATTACAATATAAGGACTCTGAATCAAAATTTCGCACTCTCTATCAAATCCTTCTGAAGTAATTAAAACGTTATCATTTATTAATCTTTGAATCGAAGTAACTTTTCCTACTTCTAAAGTGAAAGAATCTCCTTTAATTAAACAAACGTTATCAGAAGTTTTCTTAACAGTTATTTGATTAATTGACTTTAAAATCATTTTAACCTCCTTAAATTAATGCTAATGACGTTTGAGAAACTCTAAATGAATCTGTTAAAAGTGATTTGTAATTAATTGCTTTAAATAATGGTTCAAGAGGTTGAAGAACAGTTTTTTCAAATTGAGTTTCAAAATCGTATTTGAACAATTCTTTTATTTCTTTAGGAAGTCTGTTTTTAAAAGAAATAACGTTAGAATTCCAAGGATTCGGTTTTACGTATATGTATTTGATTTTGTCTCCTTCATAAATTTCGTCTGTTATTAAACCTAATTCTTTTATCAAGAAATTATACAAAACTGCTCCTTTGACGTGAATAGGAATTTTCAATGCATACTGTCCAAGTTTTGGATTTGATTTGAAAGCATATTTTTCATAACCATTTATTTGTCTAGCAGTAGAAATCTCTTCAATAGGTTGTTTTATGAATTCCAAAAATTTATTTGAAAGATATTCTTTCATCTCTTTTTCTGTTTTTTCCATCATTACGAGATCTATAACTTCAGAAAAGATCTCTTTAACAAATTCAGGTGTAGAAGACTTTACGATATCAAATCCTTTTATCTTATACTTGAAAGGTGATTTTGAGATATCATATTCTACACCTTCTTTCCACTTTAATCTCATTATGTATTTCTTTTTAGCCATGAAAATAGTTTTATCTGAAATAACTTCACATTCCATAAAGATTCTTCTTGACGTTAGATTTAATGCCTCTGATAATCTTTCAAAGTATTCGTCTATAATTTTCGGAATCTTATCATTTACGTATTTTTCTAGTATTGTTTCAAAGTCTAAATTATCATTGAACTTCAAAAAGATTGAATCTGTATCTGAATATATGTTCTTAACTTCATAATTTAATTGTTTTTCGATATAATTTGCAACACCACGAACACATAATTGTCCCATCGCTGTTATAGTCTGTGCATCGTCCTTATTAAAAAACATAAAATTCTTATTTGAGAATGCTCCATAGAATGAATTGATTTCTACTTTTAAAGCATATTGAATCATATATGCAGTATCAACAAATTGACTTAGTTTATCAAAATTAGAAAGT